CACATCTCCGCCACGATCTCCGCGATCACCTCGTCCTCGTCGCGGAAGTCCCGCGCGCAACCGGTGCCGCGACAGGCGAGGCAAACGCCTTCACCCGGCGGCCCGTAGATCGACTCGCCGGAGCCGTCGCAGATTTCGCAGATGTCCATGTCTCGACTCAGTGAAACGCGGGCGACGTTGCGCCGCGTGATGCGATGCGGTAAAGACGCCGGCAGCAAGCACAGGGCAATGTGAACGCTACCGACGCCTGAGGTACGCCCCGAACTCCCGGGACGGATCCACCTGAGACGAGCCGCGCTGCCACACGCGACTCAAAGCTCTGAACAAGCCGACAAAACCCGCTGATCCATTTCCTGCCCGCGTCCTGCCAGGGACGCAGCCACCGCTGCTCAAGCGGTGCGCAGCACATTGCCAGACTTAACCAGACTGGTCAACGGGCATAACCAATATGGCAAAAAGCTCAATGAATACGGCGTTAAAGACGAAGGACTGCTATAGCGAGCCCCGGGTGTGGAGGGGGATCACGAGGCAGGCCAAAGAGAACTTCCTTGAAAATCTGAACAGGCTTTTCGACGGGACCGGTCTCAAGGACATTCGGCTCGCCGAGGAGCTTGGCGTGGCGCCCGTTACTATCGGGCGATGGCGGCGCGGCGACCGGATCCCCAACTTCGAAAGCCTTGATAAGATTGCGGCCTACTTCAAGTGCTCGGTCCAGGACCTCTTCTATGATCCGACCGACGCCAACACTAAATCCAAAGTTATTTCAATGGATCTAAACACCGCCCTGCGCGTCGTCGAAGCGCACGCGCGCGCCGGCAAGGATTCCCTCAAGGACTAGGCGACCCGTTCCGAAGCGGTCCCTAAACAGGGAGGACGCGATGCGCGCAGCGGTGGTGGGTATGGCGATGGTGCTGGCGGCTTGCGGCGGGAAAGACGACAGCGACGACTCGTCGACACCGACCTATGATGTCTCCCGGATCAGCATGACGAGCGCCACGTGCTTCACGTTTAGCAGCACGTGCTCGATCATCCTTCGCGCGTCGTACTCCGACGGCAGCTCGGCCGCGCCAAGCGGATACGACCTCGTGCTGTCGGCGGCGCAGGGAACGGCGGCGCCGAAGGTGTGCGACGCCAGTAGCACGACGGCGCTCGCCCCCACCGGGCACCAGTACACCGAATTGCCGCTGTCGACGACATACGCTGTCCGCGCCTGCCTCTTCAATCGCGCGGCGAAGACGTACTCGGTTGGCGCAGAGACGACGTTCACCACGCCCGCGTCGTGATGCGCCCTTGACTCGCCGCGCCGACCGGGCGTAGCGTCCGCGGTCGAGATCCATTTCCACACCCGACCCCGGCGTCCGCCTGCCACCGCGGCGACGGGGTTCCGCCCCAGCCTCCGCTGCTCGAGCGGCTTCACGCAATCGCGATGGAGCTGCGATGGCAGGCATTAAGGCCGAGGACTCCCTATATAGCGATCCGCGCTTCCGCCTCCTCGTGCGCCGGCTTGGCGACGAGGAGAAGGCGGTGGGCAAGCTCGTCCAGTTCTGGTCACTCGCCCAAAAACACTGGGGCAACGAGAAGGAACTGGTGCCCGAGCACGAGTTCGCGCAGGGTGATTGGGAGATCCTCCTCGACGTTGGTTTGGCCGAACGCCGCCCCACCGGCATCTATGCCCGGGGCGCCGAGAAGCGCTTCAAGTGGTACCTCGACCTTTGTCGCAACAGCCGCAAGATCGCGGCGGCGCGACGCGAGCGGGCCGAACAGCGCCTGGACTCCGCGGGCGATCCAGATGGCAGTCCAGATGGACATCCATCCGGTCTCATAAAACGCGAGAAACACGCTCAGGAGCGTAAGGATCGAGTCCATACGGACTCCACACGGACTCCGGATGGAGATCCAATTGGGGGTCCCTCCTTACTCCTTACTCCTTCTTCCTCTCTATCTAAGACACCACTAGTCGCCGATGTGTCCGACGACGAGGCCAAGCGCCTCCCCGTCCGCACGCTCGCCAAGCTCTGGAACGAGCTCAAGCACCCGACGATGCCCGTCGTGGACGTCGCCAAGCTCAGCTCGGCGTCGCCGCGCTACCGCTTCGCGCGCCAGCGGCTCGTCGAGAACCCCGACCTCGCCTACTGGCGGTCGGTGATCGAGCGCATCGCCAAGTCGCGCTTCTGTCGCGGCGAGAACCCGCGCGGGTGGACGGCGGACTTCGCGTTCCTCGTCCGTGCGGAGACGCACGTGAAGGCGATGGAGGGCAAGTACGACGACCGGCCCGACCCGAAGGCAACACCGCGGGAGCAGCCGCTCTCGCTCGAGCAACTGGAGGCGATGTCGTGAGGGAACCGATCGAACCAGCCGAGCGCATCGTGATCGGCATGTCGCTCACCGATCGCCGCGTCTTCGAGCAGGCGATCGCGGCGGGGATCAACGAGGCGTGCTTCACCGGCGAGCCGGCGACGCTCGTCTGGGCGGCGATGGTGGCGCTCGACCGCGCAGGCGTGAACCCCGACATGGTGACGGTGCGCGGCAAGCTCGCGACCTACGACGCCACGATGTGGCTCGTCACCGTCGTCGAGGAGGCGCCGGTCGCGATCAACCCGCAGATGTACATCGCGGCGCTCCTCAACGCGCGCTGGGCACGAAACGTCCATCGCGTGCTCGCGGAGATCGCGCCGAAGGTCAGCGTGCAGTTCGACCCGTTCCAGGACGTCGAGCCGCTGCGCGCCCTCGTCGGCCAGGTTCTCGAGGCGGTCATGAGCGGGCCGAAGCAGGCGGAAGAGCGCTTCACCGAAGAGCTCGTCCCGCGCGTGCTCGACTCGGTCGACAAGCGCATCGAGGACCGCCGCGACGGCAAGCGCCGCGGCATCACGACGGGGCTGAAGAACCTCGACCTGCTGCTCGGCGGCGGTCTGCGTCCCGGCGCGATGTACTGCGTCGCAGCACGCCCCGGGCAGGGCAAGACCACGTTCGCCGTCTCGGCGGCGATGGCCGCGGCAGCGGAGAAGGCGACCGTCGGTTTCTACTCGGTGGAGCAGCTGGACGAGGAGCTGACGCAAAAGCTGATCAGCAATGCCGCGCGCGTTCTCGGCACGCGTCTGGACAGCGGCAACCTCGACGAGGCCGAGCTCGACCAGGTGATCGCCGGCGCGAAGGAGACGATCCGTCGGCGGATCTACATGGCGGAGGGCTTCAACGCGTCGACCGAGCGCTTGGTTGCGTCGATGCGTCGCATGCGCCGTCGCGGGCAGCTCGACGTCGCGGTGGTGGACTACATCCAGCGCCTGACCCTCGCCGGCGAGAAGCACGAGAACCGCCAGGCGGCGATCGCGAACATCAGCCGGCAGCTGAAGCAGCTGGCGATGGAGCTTCACATCCCGATCCTCGTCTTGGCGCAGCTCAACCGCGAGGCGGCGAAGCTTCCGGGCTCGGCCGACATCCAGCACATCAAAGACTCGGGCGCGATCGAGCAGGACGCCGACGTCGTCGTCGTGATCAACGTCGAGGGCGAGCAGTCGTTCCTCGACGTGCGAAAGAACCGCCACGGTCACACCGGCCGGCTGCTCGTGAAGCGCGAGCTCGCGGTGAACCTGTTCTCGGACGAGCACATCGCAGCGCCCTACGGCGTGGAGGACGTGTGAACCTCAAGTGGCTCATGGTGCTTTGCTGCGCCTGGAACATCTGCCTCGTCGCGGCCGCAACGCTGCTCATCATCGTGCGCAGCGAGCCGTGGTGGGTGCTGTTCCCGATCTTTTGCTCGACGTGGCCGGAGGGAAACTCGTGAAGGTGAGCGAGAAGCAAATCCAGGACGCGATCGTCGCGTGGCTCGAGGCCGAGGGCTACGTCGTGTGGCGTTGCAGCCTCGGCGGCGTGCTCGTGCGCAACAAGGGCGGGCGCGTCTTCGCGAAGAACCCGATGAAGGGCTACCCCGACCTCGGGACGACGCACCGCAAGCACCGCGGCCGGCTCGTCGCCATCGAGGTCAAGACACCCGACGGCGTGATCTCGCCCGAGCAGCACGCGTGGCACGCGAAGCTACGCGCCGAAGGAGCCCTCGTCATCGTCGCGACGTCGGTCGAGGACGTCCGCAAGGCGCTCACTCCCCAGAACCACCCTGGCGAGGCGACGGGCTGACCCGATCTCGAAACGGGAGCGGCCCGCAGTCGAGCGGAAGGGGCGCCAGGAGCGCCGCAGACGGGGCGGGAAACCCGAGACACCGAACGGCACACGAAACGCAACAGCGAGCGCGAGAGGTGGCGTAAAAATGAAAACTAACGCCGAATATCAATCGACAACCGAGAATAACGCTGGCACCCTCGCCGAGTGCATCGACGCCTTGCGTCGCCAGATAGAGGCACTGACGGCCCGGGTCGATCGGCTCCTTGCCAATCGAACAGGCGAAGATGCGGTCCTGACGCCCGAAGAGCTCGCGAAAGCGCTCGACGTCTCCCCGATGACGATCTGGCGTTGGAGCAAGCTCGGGATGCCGCGGCTCACGAAAGGTGGAGCCGTCGTCAGGTACCGCTACGGTGAAGTGCTCGCGTGGCTCCGGGTCAACAAACCCAGGAGAAAGCCACGATGAGCGTCAAGAAGATCAAGTCAGGAAAATGGCAGGTCCGCTGGCGAGACGCAGCGGGCGTGCAGAGAGCACGAAACCACGACACGAAAGACGCCGCGCTCGACTTCAACTCGAAGCTCGACGCGGCACGACGCGGCTTCGCACCGGAACCGGAAGCAGCGGTCGTCACCGGACGGCCGCAGACATTCAGGGAGGTGGTCGAGGCCTTCAAGCGGCGGCGCTACCCGGCCGTTCAGGCCTCGACCGTCGAGCACTACGACAAGCTCTTCCGTCTGCACATCGAGCCGTCCCCGCTCATGCCACTTCGCATCACGGATGTCACGCCCGACTCCATCGACGACTGGCTCGACTGGCTCATCGCCAGGAAGGACGCGCACGGCAAGGGCGCCCTGAGGACGAGCTTCCGCCAGGAGATGCTCCTGCTCAGCGCCGTCCTCAACGACTACGCCGAGTACAACGAGAAGTGGACGTCGCCCATCAAGCGGCGCCACCGAAAGAGACTGCGCGTCGGACCCAAGCGCGCACGCAGCCTCGACATGAGCCCCGAAGAGTTCGTCCTCATGGAGACCTGGCTGCGCCGGCTCGACTACCACCGCCGGGGGCACATCCTCGCAGCCCTTGCGACCGTGCAGTTCCGGCAGAGCCTCCGTATCTCGGAGCCGGCGGCCCTCACCTGGAAGAACGTCCGGTTCGATTGGGCGAAGCCCGAGAAGAGCCGGCTCGTGTTCGACCAGCACGTGATCTACATGCGCAAGGCGCCGTCCTTCATCGCCCCGGGCGTGAAGAACGACGCCATGAAGGAGCAGCCGATGCTCCCCGAGACCTTCATGGCGCTTGCCGACCTCTGGTCACCAACCGCACGAGGCCTCGTCTTCCCCGACGACGACGGGCAGTTCTTCAAGTACCGCGAGGTCCAGCACGCCTACGGCCTCGCCTTGAAGAGGGCCGGCCTCCCCTACTCGGCGACCCACTTCCTACGCCACGGCGGGACGAGGACGGTCTTCGAGGAGACCGGGGGCGACCGGGACATCGCCGCCCAGCAGCTCGGCAACCGCGACGACCGCTCCGTTGCCACCTACGCCGTCCGAAGCGCCGCCGCCTTCACGGCCTACGCCGCCGGCAAATGGGACGAGAGTGCATCGCGGAGTGCATTCGAGAGGTGCAGGGTCAAGCTTCTGAAGTAGATACGGGTGGTTACGGTGATTTGGTGGGGGTTGGGTGATTCGTTTGCGCCCAATCAGGAACCGACGCCGTTTCCAGCGGATACCTTGAGCCCCAACGACTCCACGCCACGCGAGCACTACCACCGGATACCAACGCATCCTTACCAACACCGTGGATGTGCATCGTCATGTGCATCGCGTTGAGGGGGGACAGATCGAACCGTTTGTCCCCCCTAATCACTAGTCGGTTGGGACGGGTGAGTGTCCGGGGGTCCTAGAGTTTTTTGTACCCGTTTGTACCCATCGTCTATGGGGGGAATGCTCTCGCGTTGACGTCGCGCCTTGACCGTGCTCGAGCCGCTATCGCATGCTCGCAGAACGTTCCATGCGCACTGTTCAGAGTCCGAAACCGTCTTGGCCGTCGCCTCTACGGGGTGGCGGGTCTTTACGCGCTGTCGGAGCCGGGGCATGCTGGACGTACTCCAGATGCTTTGGGGAAAGCTTCATCAGCGACGCGCCGCCAGCCTCGCCGGGGATGGCGGAGTTTCAGCGCGGTAGCTGCCAGTGGACGTAGTCGCGCATCTTCCAGTCCCCGCCCCACTCGAGCTTCACGCCTAGATCAGCCGCGATCCCTCTCACCACCGCCGCCAGCCTCACGAACCCCGCCGTGTCCTTCCAGTCGATGACGCGCTTGCCGGTCTTGGCGCTCACCTTGAGCGGGGCCGCGTCCACCGCGGTCGACGGGATCGTGTTGTGCCGCGACTTCGGCCACGGCAATTGCGAGAGCTTCGCCTCGTAGTGGGCGGTCTGATCCGCCTGGCCTCGATGCCCGCAAATGATCTGCACGTCGGCCACTTCGGCGACCGCCGTCCAGACGCGAACCAGGTCGTCGTGACAGGTGGCCAGGCGCCTGCGGGAAATCTCTGACATCGACACGCGTCGACTCCTGCCGTTATGTTCAGAATTGAGACACTACCCCGAAGCGTACAGCACAAACCTTCCGCCAAGCGCGAGATCCCCGCATGTCCTGGATCCTCCTTCTCATCCAACTGCTCCCGAGCATCATCAAGATCATCGAGATGATCCGGGATGCGATCGACGACCTCCCCGAGCACAGGGCGCGGGTGGCGGCGCGGAAACAGATGCGGGTGCTAGCGCGCAGGCAGGTGCGACAGATCTCGACGTATGCAATGGCGTCGACCCCGGCCGTCGTCGCGGCCGACAAGTCCCAGATGGAGAGCGAAATCGAGCGCGAATGGCTCGAGATGCTCAACGGCATCCGCGGCGAGGTCCACGCGGCGCGCGCCGGAAAGCCCGCATGACCGAGCCCGAGCGTGTCACAGGACCACGTCTTCACCATCGCGTTCTTCGCGATCGTCTGGTTCCTCGTCGTGTATGGGGGGCCGAAATAGGATGACCTATCGCCTCGAGCACGGCGATTGCCTCAGCGTCCTGCGCACACTCCCCGACTGTTCGCTCGACTCGCTCGTCACCGATCCGCCCGCCGGCATCGCCTTCATGGGCAAGGCGTGGGACCGCGACAAGGGCGGGCGCGCCGAGTGGGTCGCGTGGCTCACCGAGGTGATGCGCGAGTGCCTGCGCGTGCTGAAGCCTGGCGCGCACGGCCTCGTGTGGGCCCTGCCGCGCACGTCGCACTGGACGGCGACGGCGCTGGAGGACGCGGGGTTCGAGGTGCGGGATGTGATCACGCACCTGTTCGGGACGGGGTTTCCGAAGTCGCTCGATGTGTCGAAGGCGATCGACGCGAAGGAGTTGCTCGGCTCATCAACCAAACAATCGGTTCGCAGATTGAATCAGGGCGAAAACTATACGCCACACGAATCGGTTGGAACGCCGGGCGCTGGCAAAGTCGGAATGTTTGAATACAGCATGCCATCCAACGGCGACGCCGCCCGCGCCGCCGCCAAGGCGATCGAGCCCCAGACCGACGCCGCCCGCCAGTGGCAAGGCTGGGGGACAGCGCTCAAGCCGGCCGCTGAATTCTGGTGGCTTGTGCGCAAGCCGCTCGCCGCGAAAACGGTGGCGGCGAATGTGCTCGAGTATGGGACGGGGGCGATCAATGTCGATGGGTGTCGGGTGGGAACGGCCAAGCGGCACCCGGGAAACTATGTCGACGGTGTCACCGGCGGTCGCACGACGGGTTTGTACGGAGCCACCGATCGCGCGGACTTCGATGCAAACCAAGGCCGCTTCCCCGCCAACGTCGTCCTGTCGCATTCGCCCGGCTGCGACGAGGCATGCGCTCCCGATTGCGCGGTGCGGATGCTGGATGAGCAGAGCGGAAATCTAAAGGGCCCGGGAAATACTCGCGACGCCTTTGGGACGGCGATTTACGGATCGAGCGTCAAAACGCGCGCACAAATCGGCGTGAACAACTATCCCGGCGAGCAGGGCGGCGCCTCCCGCTTCTTCTACTGCGCCAAAGCCTCCCGCTCCGACCGCAACCGAAAGGCCGGCGATGGACAATAAGCATCCCACCGTGAAGTCCACGAAGCTGATGGCCTACCTGATCCGCCTCGTCACGCCGCCGGGCGGGACGGTGCTCGACCCCTTCATGGGGAGCGGCTCCACCGGCGTTGCCGCGCGCGACGAGGGGATGCAGTTCGTGGGGATCGAGCAGGAGCGCGAGTACTTCGAGGTGGCGCGTGAACGGCTTGGGGTAGGAGCATGAGGCCGATCAACCGCATCCGCACCTACGCCCGCGCCGCGTGGTACTTCGCCGTCGTGGTCGTCGTCGAGGTGGCGGCGATCGTGTCGGATCGGATCAGGGGTAGAGCGTGATGGCCAAGATGGGACGACCGCCGATCGAGATCGACTGGCAGCTCGTCGACTCGCTATGCGAGATCCACTGCACCGAGGCCGAGATCGCGGCCATCCTCCGAGTCTCGATCGACACGCTCGCACGCCGCGCCAAATCCGAGTTTGGCAAGACATTCGCGGAGTATTTTAAAGAGAAGTCCGCGGGCGGCAAAAGTTCGCTGCGTCGTGCGCAGTACAAGAAGGCGATGGACGGCAACCCGGCGATGCTGATCTGGCTCGGCAAGCAATGGCTCGGTCAGGTAGACCATCACGTGCCCGACGATGAGGTGGTGCCCTTCATCATCCAGCGCGCCTCGGGCGAGCAGGTCTTGCTTGGGGTGAAGCAGAAGGAGGGGGCGTGACGAGGCTGTTCGAGGCTAAACCGTTCGTTATTGCGGAAGTGGGCAGCTCGTGGAGGACCCTCAACGACTGCATCCAGTCGATCGGGGTGGCGAAGGCGGTGGGCGCCGATGCGTGCAAGTTCCAGGCGTTCACGCACAACGACCTGTACGGCCTCGGGGAGAAGCCGTGGCCGCATGTTCCGGGCGAGTCGCCGTATCTGGACGTGTCCTGGCTCCCAGCCCTCAAGGAGAAGGCCGACGCCTGCGGCATCGAACTGATGTGTACCGCGTTCTCGCCCGAGCTGGTCGCGGCGGTGGATCCGTTCGTCACCGTGCATAAGGTGGCGTCGTCGGATCTGAGCTGGCCGCAGCTACTTCAGGCGGTGGCGAGGACGGGGAAGCCGGTGCTGCTCAGCACGGGGGCGTCGAGCGTTGGCGACATCCAGGCGGCGCTGCTGACCATGGCGCCGGCGATCTTCGACAAAGTGTTGCTCTATTGCGTCGCAGCCTATCCAGCGCTCCAGGTCGACCTGAGCGTGATGCACCAGCTGCAGAAGCTGGCCGGCGAGGGCATGGTCGTCGGATTCTCCGATCACACACCAGGCATCACCGTGGCAGTTGAGGCATGCCGGCAAGGGGCGCGCGTTCTGGAGAAGCACTTCACCGCCTTCCCCGACCTCGAGAGTCCCGACCGAGGGCACAGCCTCACGCCCGACGAGTTCAAGCTGATGGTCGATCACATCCGCGGCGTGAGGAAGCCCACGATCGGGCCGACGCCGGAGGAGCGGGACATGCTGCTCCGCCACAACCGCCGTCTCCTGGCCACGCGCGACGTGAAGGCTGGCGAGGTGCTCCGGTATGGGGAGAACTTCGGGGCGTACCGCAGCCTGGTCGACGACACGCGGGGGCTGAGTCCGTTCGCGTGGGAGTCGGTGGAGGGTAGGACGGCGCGGGTGGACATCGGGCGCGGGACGGGGATTGGGCCGGGGGATTTCGGGTGAAACGCAAGACCCCGCCCTACTACAAGGGCACGCGCGAGGACATCAAGCGTCTCATCGAGGCCGCAGAGAAGGCCGTCGAGACCGGGGCGTTCATCGAGAGCGGGTCCTTCTCCCCGAAGCAGCTGAAGGCGCACACCGAGGCGCTCTACGAGCTCAGGATTGCGCTGGCAGGGGCTGAGTTCGGGGATGATGTTTGACCTCGGGGGATTTCGGGTGAGCCTCTACACCTACCGCGCCGTCTGTGACCGAGTGATCGACGGCGATACCGTCGTCCTCGAGATCGACCTCGGCTTCTCGATGACGGCCAAGGTCAAGGTGCGGCTGCTCGGGATCGACGCACCGGAGGCGGTTGGCGTCAGCGCGGAGGAGAGGGCGCGCGCCAAGGCGGCGGCGGAGTTCCTCGAAAGCCTGCTCTTCGCCATCCCGCAGATGCGCTACGAGGAGAGCCTGCTCGTCGAGACGAAGAAGACCGACGGCTTCGGCCGCTACCTCGCCAAGATCACGCGTGAGCGCGACGAGCTCGACGTCTCGGCCGCGATGATCGAGGCGGGGCATGCCAGGCCGTATCGGGCCGCGGTGTGACCTTCCAACCCCACGGCGAGAAGCAGGAGCGCGCCCTCTTCTTCGAGACGCCCGTGGGGCTGCTGGCGTGCGGCATCCAGTTCGGGAAGACGAAGGTCGGCTCCATCTGGATGAAGCTCCAGAACCACCGCTACACCGACCGCGGCGATAACTTCCTGATCGTGGCGCCGACGTACAAGATCCTCACGCAGTCCACGCTCCCGCCCTACCTCGCTGCCATGAAGGGGTGCGGGGACTTCAGCAAGGCCGACATGGTGTTCCGCATGCGCGGCGGCGGGACCGTCTACATGCGGACGAACACCGACCCCGATAGCGTCGTCGGCATCACCAACATCCGCGCCGTCTGGGGCGACGAGGCGGGCCTGTTCAGCCTCTACTTCGCGGAGAACCTGGCAGCGCGTGCTGCGTTCCGGGCGGCGCAGACGCTCTACACGACGTCGCCCTACACCTTGAACTGGCTCTACAAGGACATCATCCGCCCGAAGATGAAGGACCCGGCGGCGCGCCCGGACGTGACGCTGATCCAGGCGGCGAGCTGGGAGAACCCGTACTTCCCGAAGGAGGTCATCGAGCGCAACAAGCTCTCGATGGACCAGCGCCGGTTCAACGCGCTCTTCGGCGGGCAGTGGGAGCGGCCGGCGGGCCTCGTCTACGACTGCTTCGACGAGGACGAGAACCAGCTGGCGCCCTTCGCCTTGCCTCCCGGGACGCGCTACGTCGGGGGGATCGACTGGGGCTACACCGAGCCGTTCGTCTTCAAGGTGCGCGCGATCACGCCCGAGGGGAACCACTACGGCGTGTCCGAATTCTACAAGTCGGGGCTCACGATCGTGGACATCGTCCGCGTGGTGAAGCAGCGCTGCCAGGTCTACGGCGTAGGACCCGTCTACTGCGGGCCGGATCAGCCGGGCTACATCGAGGAGCTTTGTCGCAACGGCGTGCGCGCGATCGGCGCCGACAACGACGTGCGCCTTGGGATCGACCGGCATTACGAGCTGCTGAAGACGCGTCAGCTCAAGTACTTCCGGGGTCAGAACCCGCACACCATGGACGAGATCGAGAGCTACCACTACCCTGAACCTGAAGAGCTCGACCCCGACGACAACGCCAAGGACGCGAAGCCGGTGTTCCAGAACGACCACGCCCTGGATGCGGACCGCTACATCTCGATCATGACGTTCCGCGTCGGTGAGAAGCGCGTGCCGACCGTCCCCGGCGAGCCGAAGCAGGAAGACCAGTTCGCGCGCATAGAACGCCTCAAGCGCCGCCCGCGGGCGCCGTCGGAGAATTGGAGCGCCTAGTGCCGCTTTACGAGTACCAATGCCGGATGTGCGCTGCCGACTTCGACGTCGCCTGCCCGATCTCGGCGATCGACGACCCCGTCGTCTGCCCCGCCTGCGCTGCGACCAACGGCAAGGCTCAGCGCCAGCTCACCCGCACGCACTTCTACGGCGCCAAGGTGGAGGACGCGTCCTTCAGCCCCGCGCTCGGCAAGGTCGTGAAGAGCAGCAAGGAGCTGCGCGAGGAGGCGAAGCGGCGTGGGATGATCGAGGTGGGGAACGAGAAGGTGGAGACGATCCATCGCCATTTCGAGCGGCAGCGTGAGGACACGCGGCAGCAGCGTTGGGATGAGGCGATGCGTGAGAAGGTGTACGGTGATTGATGCGGGCATGGAGCAACGGCGGCTCGTCAGGCTCATAACCTGAATATCGGCGGGTTCGACTCCCGCGCCCGCGACCAACCTCGGAGACGAACGTGAGCGAGACCCTGACCACCAGCCTCATGGACGAGCACGCCCCGCGTGACATGAACGTCAACGGGCCGACCGAGTACGAGCCGTCGCCCGAGGACAGGAAGCTGATCAAGATGGTGGAGCGCCTGTTCGAGAAGGCGAAGCGCCACCGCAACCTCTACGACAATGACTGGCTCGATCACTACCACCTGTTTCGCGGCAAGCAGTGGAAGGAGTCGCGCCCGTCGTATCGGCACTCGGAGGTGATCAACTTCATCTTCCGGACGATCCAGTCCACGGTGCCGATGCAGGTGGACGCGAGACCGCGCTTCGAGTTCCTGCCGGAAGAGCCTTCCGACTACGAGTTCAGCCAAATTCTGAACGAGGTCGCCGAGGCGGACTGGCAGAAGAAGAACTGGCAGGAGCAGCTGCTCGAGGTCGTGTACGACGCCAACTTCTACGGCACGGGTCTGAGCGAAGTTTGCCACGATGAGAAGGCAAATCTCGGGGTCGGCGAGGTGAAATACCTCTCGGAGGACCCGTTCTATTGCTTCCCCGACCCCGAGGCGCGCGACGTGAACACCGCATGCGGGTTCTTCATCGTCGCGAAGCCGGTCGAAGTCCACAAACTCAAGAAAAAGTACCCCGACAAGAAGGATTTCATCCGCGCCGACCTGCTCGACCTGATGAAAGGGTCGAAAACGGACTTCGCGCCGCTGAAATTCCGCTCTCCGGTCGACCGGAAGGTGCTCGACACCGGCTCGCAGACGATGGACCTCGTCGACAAGGAGAAGTGCCTCGAAATCACCTGCTACATGACCCCCGAATTCTGCGAGGACGACTACGAGGAGGTCGAAAAGAGCCTCCGCGACCCCGATAGCGGCGAGGAGAAGGCCGTCTACGAGCAGCGGGCGCGCTGGCCCAACGGCAGGAAGGTCGTCATCGCCAACGGCGTGCTGCTGGAGGCCGACAAGCCGCTCTACGACGACGGCAAGGTGCCGCTGCAGCGCTACGTGAACTACCTTTTGCCGCGCGAGTTCTGGGGCATCTCGGAGATCGAGCAGCTGAAGGGCCCGCAGCGGATGTTCAACAAGGTGTTCTGCTTCGCCTTGGACGTCCTGACGCTGATGGGGAACCCGATCTGGAAGGTGCCGTCGACTTCGGGCGTCGACCCGGAGAATCTGACGAACCGCCCGGGTCTCGTCGTCGAGTACGACGGCGACAACCCGCCGATGCGCGAGGAGGGCGTCCAACTCCAGCCCTACGTGCTCCAGATCGCAGAGCGCCTGGCGGAGTATGTCGACAGCATCTCGGGCAGCCAGGACGTGACGCGCGGCATCCAGCCCACGGGTGTCACCGCAGCGTCTGCCATCACCGCCCTCCAGGAGGCCGCGAACACCCGGGTGCGCCTCAAGTCGAAGCTCCTCGACGGGTATCTCCAGCAGGTCGGCCAGGCGTGGCTCTCTCGCACGCTCCAGTACCGGACGGCGCCGGAGATCTTCCGGCTGACGAACGCCGAGGGCGCGAACAAGTACTTCCGGATGCACGTCGAGCCCAACGGGTACGAGAAGACGGGCCCCGACGGGCAGCCGACCGGCGAGATGGGGACGAGGGTCCACTATCAGCCGCTCGAGCCTGGCGGCGGCATCGACCCCGAGAAGGGGAAGGTCTACGAGCTCGCCGGCAAGTTCGACGTGCGCGTCTCGACCGGCTCCTCGCTGCCGTTCAACAAGGCCGAGAAGGAGCAGCGCCTGACGAAGCTCTTCGAGCTCGGGATCGTGGACGCCGAAGAGGTGCTGAAGGGCACCGAGTATCCCAACTGGCAGGCCGTGCTCCAGCGCATGGAGCAGAAGAAGATGCAGGAGCAGCAGGCGCAGATGGAGGCCGACGCGGCGGCCAAGGGCGCGCCTCCGCCGCCGCCGGCAGCATGATAGACTCCGTGCCCGATCCTAGGGCACACTGACCAAGACAAGCCTCTCGACTCATCTCCCGACGCATCACCCGCCCCATCACCCGTCACATCGCTCATCCAACCCGATCCCCGGGGTCGATACCCATGGAACAAGCTCCTCCTGCCCAACAGGGCGGCGGCGGCGGCGTGACCGAGGCGCTCGTCGAGACCGACAAGAACCTCGCGGCGATCGCCGCGGTGATGGCGAAGAACCCGAAGGTCCCCGACGAGGTGAAGGCCGCGTTCCAAGCGGCGACCGAGTCGTTCCGCCAAGGCCTCGCTGCGGTCTCCGAGATGGCCGGCGGCGGCCAGGAGCCCGCTCCCGGCGGCCCCGGCGCCGTAGCCCCCGAAGCGGGCGGCAGCGCGGGTGCGGTCCCGATGACTCCTGCGGGGGTCAAGCGTGGCTGATCAGGACATCAACGTCGATGAGCTGATGGAAGGGATCGAGCAGCCGGCCGCGCCGCGCGCGGAGGGTGGTGCCGAAGCAGCACCAGGAGCCGAAACGGCACCGGCGCAGACCGCCGCGGACTGGCGGCAGAGCTTCGACTGGAAGTTCGCCGCCAACGGCCAGGAGGTGACGCCCGACACCGCCGACAAGGCGAAGACGTGGCTCTCTCTCGGCTACAACGCAAGTCAGACGCTCGCCGAGGTGAAGCGCGAGCGCGCGCAGTGGGCGAAAGAGCGGGAAGAGCTCCAGAGCAAGTACAAGGGCTACGACCGCTTCGCCGAGCTCGACCAGTACGCGCGGCAGAACCCGGACTGGTGGAAGCACGTGCAAGGCCAGTGGGAGCAGCGCAGCGCCTACGGCCAGGATCCGAACCTCGCTCCGATCCTCCAGCGCCTCCAGCAGACCGAAGGGGTCTTGCAGGAGTGGCAGCAGCGCGAGGCGGAGCGCAAGCAGGCAGAGCAGGACCAGGCGCTCGAGGCCGAGATCGAGTCGATTCGGAAGCAGTACCCGAAGATCGACTTGGGATCGGTAGACGAGAGTGGTCGGTCGCTGGAATGGCGCGTTCTGAAGCATGCCAACGACAACGGCATCCAGACCTTCCGCGCCGCGTTCCGCGACTACCTCCACGATCGTCTCGTGCAGGAAGCCCAAGCGCAGGGTCGTGAAGCCATAGCCAAGGACACGCAGGCGAAGGTCAAGCAGGGAGTACTGGGCACGACCCAAGTTCCCACGAAAGGCCTGAGCCAAGCGCAAAACGTCCGCGGCAAGTCCTACGACCAGCTGACCCAGGAGGCGCTGGCGGAGTTCGGCATCACGTCTCACTAAAGGAGCACGCCCATGGCGTTGAGCTATGACCAGATCTCGGCGATCACCGAGAAGAAGTTCCTCCCGAAGCTCGTCGACAACGTGTTCGACAGCGATCCCTTGCTGCAACGCGGCAAGAAGAAGTTCAAGCAGCTGATCGACGGCGGCACGTCGATCGTCCAGCCGCTGAACTATGCGCAGACGACCGCGTCTGGCTGGTATCAGGGCGCCGACACGCTGTCGACGACCGACAACGAGCAGATCACCTCCGCTCAGTACGAGTGGAAGCAGATCTACGCCAACATCACCATCTCGCGCCGTGACGAGCTGGTGAATAGCGGCGAAGCGCAGATCGTGAACTTCGTGAAAGCGAAGACGCAGATCGCCGAGAAGACGCTGATCGACAAGCTGGGCGACGGCCTCTACTCGGCCGGCACCGAGGCGAAGGCGATCGGGGGTCTGCGGCTCATCGTCGACAGCGGCAACACCGTCGGCGGGATCGCACAGGGCTCGTACTCCTGGTGGCAGAGCCAGGAGAACAGCTCGACCACCGTCACGACGATGGCGGCGCTCCAGTCGATGTTCAACACGCTGTGCATCAACAACGAGCACCCGTCGGTCATCATGACGACGCGCTCGATCTACAACTTCTACTACGCGCTCCTCCAGCCGCAGCAGCGCTTCATGGACTCGGAGACCGCCAAGGGCGGCTTCCAGAGCCTGATGTTCAACGGCACGCCGTTCATCGCCGGGAGCAAGGTGCCGAGCTCGCACCTCTTCATGCTGAACGAGGCGTACCTGCACCTGTGGGTCCACAAGGACGAGGACATGCGCTTCGAGCCGTTCCAGAAGCCCATCAACCAGAACGTCCGCGTGGCGAAAATTTTCAGCATGTTGGCCTTCGGCTCGTCCAACAACCGCATGCACGGCAAGTTCACCGCGCTCGCGTCCTAAGGGGGGACCACCATGACCGTCTATAACGTCGGACCGGTTCGCTTCGGCGGCGCGGATGGCGCCACGCCGCAATCCATGGTGACCACCTCGCTCGGTCCCAACGACCCCGAGATCGGCACCGTCTACCGCGACGGCAACAAGGAGTACGTCTTCGTCTACAACGCCGGCGGCGCGTCGGCGGCAGTGGGACACGGCGTGATCATCTCGGCCGTCTCCGGCTACTCGGTGACCGTCAGCTCGGTGACGGACATCAACGGCTGGTGCATCGGGGTCGTGCAGAACGCGACCTTCACCACCGCGGCTTACGGCTGGGTGCAGACCCGCGGCTTCGGCCAGGTGCAGATGCACGCGAACCAGTCGGCGGCTGCGGGCGAGCGCCTCGTCCTCAGCACCGACGGCGGGTTCGGGCGCCTCGCGTCGGCGAACACCGACGTCCTGCGCGCGACCCCGGTCGCCATCGCCGTGTCGGCGATCGCCTCGGGCGCCTCGGGCACGGCGTACATCCGGACGTTCTTCTGAGAGGGGAAGGGATGTCGAAGCGGCGCGAGATCATCTGCGAGTACCAGCCCTACATGGACCGCCCGCCGGTTCCTCGGCAGGCGCTCTACGGGCAGGCGTGCTCCAACGACGGGCCGACGGTGAACACCTGGCGCCCGACCTGGATCGCGAACGCGCAGAAGAACCACGCCCGCTTCGGCTCCTTCGCGGACCGGGGCCTCGGCAAGCTGTGGGGCAAGCACTCGCTACGACCCGCAATCGTCGTCGGCTCCGGGCCGTCCCTCAAAGAGAACGCCGCGGTGCTCAGGGATAACCCCGGCATCCCGGTGCTCTCGTGTCTGCACAACTTCCACTACCTGGAAGACCTCGGCGTCCACGTCGACTACTACGTCTCGCTCGACGCGGGACCGGTCGTCGTCGAGGAGGTATCCGAGGGCGGGACGAAGAGCGCCGAGGAGTACTGGGCCGCGTCGAAGGGCAAGACGCTCCTCTGCTACATCGCGACGGACCCGAAGCTCCTCGAGTTGTGGCAGGGGGACGTCTACTTCTTCAGCTGCCCGGTCCCCGATCCCGAGGTGATCAAGGCGCAGGAGGAGCTGGAGCGCTTCGTCACCGACATCAGCTCGGGCGGGAACGTGCTCGGCGCGTGCGTCTACATCGCCAAGGCGATCCTCGGGGCGAACCCGATCGCGTTCGTCGGTGCGGATTTCTCCTTCAGCTACACCGACAAGTTCCACGGCTGGGACAGCAAGTACGACAAGGACATCGGCCAGTACCTCCGGATGACCGACGTCTACGGCAACTCCGTCAAGACGTGGCAGTCCTACGCCAACTTCAAGGCGTTCTTCGACTGGCTCGCCGAGACGGTGCCCGGGATCTACTTCAACTGCACGGAGGGCGGCACACTCGGCGCCTATCCGGGCGGCAACATCCGATCGATCCGGCAGATGGACCTCGCAGACTTCCTCCGCATGTACCGCTTGCACGAGGAAGTGCGCGAGCAGTGCGAAGCGCCGGCGACCGCCGCGCGCAAGATCCTCTACTAAGGAGCAGGCCATGGCCTTCACCTGGACCGTGAACGAGAAGACGACGTTCGGCAACATGCACGTGCAGATGGGCGTCGTCACGGCCGACGCGGCGACGGGCACCTTCGACACCGGGCTCGGCAACGTGCGCCACGTCACGGTCGCGCCGAAGAGCGTGACGACCGCGGCGTACAAGGTCGCGCGCAACGCGGGCGTCTCGGGCACCTCGACCGTCGGCACGGTCGCGATCACTGGCGTCGTGTCGGGCGACGAGTTCTTCGTCACCGTCTTCGGGAGCTGACGATGACTCGCCAAGGCTATCCGCCGCTCGGGCAGGCGACGAGCCTCACGATCGCGTCCGCGGCCTCGACTTCGAGCTCGCTCGACCTCGGGGCGGCCGGCTGGTCGCGCCTCGTCGTCACCTACGCGACGATGTCGACGAATGCTGCGCTGCAGGTGCAGGGCTCGGCGGACGACTCGACGTACAAGAACGTCCACGTGCTCGTCCCGAACAGCTCGACCGCGCAGTTCCAGCCGCTCACCGTCGCCACGTCGGTGTCCGGTACGGGCTACGCGGTGTTCCAGGCGCCGCCCTTCCGCTACGTCCGCTTCGTCGCGTCGGCCGCGATCGACAACGGCGGGATCATCTCTGTCTACGGAGCCGATTGAACATGGCGAAGACGAAACTCTGGAACGACAACGACCACGAGCATCGCGAGAAGTTCAAGGGCGCCGAGGTCGTGATCCCCGCCAAGGGCTTCATCGAGATGGACTTCGAGGAGGCGTGCGAGCTGAAAGGCCAGTTCACGCCGATCGTGATGCTCGCCGAGGGCGTGCCCGACCCGAAGAGCTTCAAGAAGCTGCGCGTCGAATGGCCGAAAGAGCCGACCGCGAAGGTCGACCCGCTCGTCTGCCACGCCGACGGCAGCTCTGCGGGGTCGGCGCAGGAGCTGGCGGCGAAGCTGCTCCAGTTCGCGCCGCTCCTCGTCAAGGACGAGGCGGCCGAGGCCGAGGCGAGGCGCAAGGCGGACGCCGGCGAGCAGCGGGTGGCCGCGCTCGAGGCGCAGATCGCCGAGCTGAAGGCGCTCATCGAAGGCCAGGCGAAGACGAAGGCGCGGGCATGAGCACGGTCGAGCTCAAGGGGCACTACTGGGCGCGCCTCTACGGGGCGCCGGGTGAGCTCAAGCAGGAGGTCCGCGGCGAGAACGTCGTGACGACCGTCGGCAAGGAGTTCATCGCGAGCTTCCTGCGCTCGGCGGCGGCCGCGGCTGCGACCTTCACGGCGCGCTACATCGCGATCGGCACCGATTCGACCGCGGAGGCCGTCGGCAACACGGCGCTAGGGACCGAGGCGGCGCGGCAGACGGGGACGGCGTCCTACACCTCGGGCGGCATCTACAACGTGGTGGCGACGTTCGCCAGCGGCAGCGGGACGGGGGCGATCACGGAGTACGGCCTCTTCAGCTCCAGCACCGGCGGGACGCTGATCAGCAGGGATACCGAGAGCGTGATCAACAAGGGCGCGAACGACGTTTTAACGGTTGGCTACGAACTGACATTCAGCTGAGGCGCGGGGTATGGCGTGGCCAATCTCTCGCAGACGATCACCAACCAGGTCCGCTGCTTCGGCGCCGGGCCTTCGTCGCTTTGGAACAGCCACAATTGGGGGTCGTTTCGATGGGGCGAGGGCACGCGCGACATCCGCACCGACGTCCTGAAGGGGATCAGCAACACGCTGACCCCTACGAGCACCATCCCCGGGTTCCAAATTCGCAAGGGCATCTCCGAGACGATCACCGTGGTCGGCGACATGGGGTCCGAGGAGCTGTCGGACTCTGCGGGCTACGAGTACGTCTTCCCCGATCGCACCACCGAGGCCGAGGACCGGAGCTTCGCGACCTGGTCGACGGCGTCGTCGGCCGCTGGCAGCTGGACGGCGGCTTCGGCCGCGTCGTCGGCGTGGAGTGAGTCTTGACACCTACCCAAATCGAAGACCTGGCGCGCCAGCAGACCAACGCGGTCGGCGACACGTTCTATTCGCAATCGGAGATCCTCCAGCACATCTTCCAGGCGCAGATGGAGCTGGCGATGGAGACGCGTTGCATCCGCAACGTCTACACCGCCTCCACCGTCGCCTCGACGCAGGAGTACTCCCGGCCGACGCGCAGCCTCGAGATCAAGCGCATCACCTACGACGGCGCGAAGCTCTCGCCGATCACGATGCGCGAGGACGACGCGCTGACGTTCATGAACCAGGCGACGACCGCGACGGGAACGCCCAACTTCTACTTCGAGTGGGGCGACAGCATCTTCCTGCGCCCCGTCCCCTCTGCTGTCGGGACGCTCAAGATCTTCAGCGTCGACAAGCCGCAGACGGTGACGACCTCGAGCACGCTCGACGTCCCGGATCGCTACCACGTCCTCATCGCCACGACCTACATCCCGGCTTGGTTCGCGCTGAAGGACAAGAACTTCGCGCTCTACGAGCGCTACCTCGACGCGTGGCGGAAGGGCGTGATGCAGGCGAAGTCCTACGAGCGGCGCCGTCTGCGCGGCGATAGCTTCACGGGCATCCAGGATAACGAAACGCTCAACGAGACCGTGATCGGAGCCATCTAATGGCACGCGACCACGACATCGTCTACCCCGCGAAAGGTCGAATTACTTTCGACGGGGGCGTCAATTCGAAGTTCGAGAGATCCATAATTCCGGACAACGAGTCGCCGAGCTGCTTCAACGTCGTCTTCAGCAACGGCGCTGTCGAGACGCGCTCGGGCAGCTCGAAGCTCAACACGACCGCGATCGGCAGCTTCGCCGGCGACGGCATCTACACCCGCCGCGCCAACGACGGCTCCGAGACGATGATCGTCTTCGCCGGCGGCACGGCCTGGGCGCTCACTGGGGCGTCCACCTTCTCGACGATCGCCTCGGCGCAGAGCGTCTTCACCGCGGGTGTTCGGGTCGGCACGGCGCAGTACGAGAACCACATCTTCGTCGGCAACGGCGGGGTGACGCCCTACAAGTGGAACGGCGTCGCCTGGACGCGCCACGGCGTCCCGCAGGCGACGGGCGCTGTCACGGTCGCCTCGCAGGCAGTCGGCGTCCTGACGGGGCAGTACAACTACAAGATCGCCTACCTCAACAGCCAGTCGGTTCTGGGCGACGTCGGGACGGCGACGGTCACGTTCAACGCCGCGGGCGCGACGCTGCGCCTCACCGGCATCCCGACCGCCCCGCAGAGTCACGGCGTCTCGGCGCGCCGGATCTACCGGACCGAAGCGGGCGGGACGACCTACAAGCAGCTGACGACGATCAACGACAACACGACGACGACCTACGACGACAACACCGCGGACGCGTCGCTCGGGGCGACGGCGCCGACCGACCAGGGCGAGCCCCCGAAGTACTCGGTGATCGCGCAGCATCAGAACCGGCTCTTCTGCAACGACGCGGCGAACCCGAACTACATCTGGTACTCGGAGGCGCTGGAGCCCTACACGTTCAAGACGACGAACTTCCTGCCGATCGGCGACGCCAGCTTCGACCTGATCAAGGGGATCGACGTCTACGACAACTCGGTGGTCGTGCGCTGCGAGCGCGCGTCCTACATGATCTACATGCCGTCGACCGACCCGAGCGACTGGCGCACGATCAAGATCCGCTCGCCGTATGGCTCGCGCTCGCCGTTCGGCTCCTTCCCCTACAACAACAAGCTCATGTACCCGGCGATGGAGTCGGGCAAGTTCGTCGGCTTCGCTGCGATCGGCGGATCCACGATCGACCCCGACTCGACGAGCCTCGACTTCAGCCGCGCGGGCTCGGATCTGAAGAGCAACCGGATCGAGCCGGACATGTTCGAAGTGCAGGAGGCCTACGTCGGGAACATCTCGGCGCAGGTCTTCAAGAACAAGGCCTACATCGCGGTGACGTCGGGCGACGGCACGACGACGAACAACCGGATCTGGGTCTACGACTTCTCGATCAGCAACCTGAAGAAGCAGGAAGCGAGCTGGGTGCCGATCTCGGGCCTCGCGGCGGCGCAGTTCACCGTCTACGACGGCAAGCTCTACTACGTCTCCTCGACGGCGACGGGCTTCGTCTACCGGCTCGAGACGACGACCTACAACGACAACTCCGCGGCGATCGACAGCTACTTCTGGACGAAGGAGTTCTCGGGTCTGAAGGGCCACGAGACCTACGAGAAGGACTTCCGCTTCGCCAACATCCTCGTGGAGCTCGTCGGCTCCTACTTCATGAAGCTCAACATCCGCGTGGACTCGGATACGGGCGAGGGCACGTCGAAGACGATCAGCCTCGACCCGGGCGGGACGACCTGGGGGAGCTTCAACTGGGGGGCGGCGAATTGGGATGCGGGGAGGGGCCAGAGGGACGTGAGGGTGCCTCTGGGACCGGCGAGGGGCAAGAGGATCCAGTTCCGCTTCGGGAACCAGAATGCGGTGAACCAGGCCTTCAAGGTCCACTCGATGCAGTTCACCTACAACCTCAAGGGGAAGAGGTGATGGCGACTCTCGGTGCCAACAACGAGTTCGACTACGCGAGGAAACGGGCGCAGCAGCGCGAGCAGACGAACCTCCAGACGCAGCGCGACGCGCTCCAGCGTCGGCAGGCGCAGACCGGGGGCGGCGTCTCCGGGGCGCTGATCAAGCAGGAGAGCATCGCCGCCAACGAGAGCGCGCAGCGCCTCGCCTCCGAGAACGAGGGGATCGACGCGGCGGAGCGTGCGGAAGCGCGCCGTCTGCGCGAGATCGAGGAGGGGCGGCAGTTCGCCCGCTCCGAGCGGGAGGCGTCGCAGGGCTTCAGCCGCGAGGAGCGGCTCGGCTCGCAGGGCTTCGGTGCCGAGCAGTCGGCGATCCAACGGCGCTTCCAGTCCGGCGAGCGCGAGGCGACGCAGGGCTGGCAGTCGGGCGAGTCCGCCATCCAGAGGCGCTTCCAGACTGGCGAGCGCGTCGCATCCGAGCACAACGCCTCCGGCGAGGCGGCGAGGATCCGCGACTTCCAGACTGCCGAGCGTATCGCAGCGGAGCGCAACGCGTCTGGGGAGGCCGCGCGGATCCGCGACTTCCAGAAAGAGCTGCAAACGGGCCAGCAGGCTTGGGCTACGGGTGAGCGGACCGCCGCGGAGCAGAACGCCTCCGGTGAGGCGGCGCGCATCCGTGATTTCCAGCAGCAACTGGCCACCGATCAGCGCCAGTGGACGACGGCGGAGCGCATCGCGGCGGAGCAGAACGCCTCCGGTGAGGCGGCGCGACAGCGCGACCTCGCGTATGCGCAGCTGACCCAGCAGGCGGCGCAATTCACCGAGCAGATGGGTCTGTCGCGCGCCGAATTCGAGCAACAGAAGGCCGTCGATGCGGTCAACGAGGAGATCGCGCGCAAGATGCTCGACCAGAAGGGGCCGCTCGAGCAGCTCTTCTCCGGCTTCGGCGCGCTCAACATCTTCAATCCGGATACGCAGGCCAACAAGGGGCTCACGGGCGGGCTCGGCGGGGGACTCGGTAAGCTCAACCCCGGCAACCCTGAAAGCTACTTCGGCCGCGGGGGTATCATCTAATGGGCCGTCGAGTCGTCATGCCGGGTCGTAGGAACCACGACGCGGAGCTGTTCAAGGAAGGCGGCACGATCGTCGGTGGCGTCGTCGGCGGCCTCATCGGCGCCGCCGAGGGCGGCGTCGGCGCCCCCGCTGGTGCGGCAGGCGGCGCGGCGCTCGGACGAGGGATCGGTGCCTCTGCGGGCCAGATCCTCTCGCCGGATCGTCCGACGCCGTCCGTCCAACGTGGGCAAGGCGTCGCCGCCCCTGGCCAGTCGCAGCAGCCGGGCGCGATGGACACCGCCTTCGCGGCCTACGGCGCCTACGAGGGCGCGGGCAGCTTCAACGCCAAGGCGGGCGGTGGACAGACGGCAGCACAACCGTCGGCGATGCAGCGCCGGATGGACACGCAAAGCGACGCCGTCGCGCTCGCCGAGGCGGACGCGGCACTCGACCAGATGCCGCCCGAGTACAAGCAGCGCTACGGCCCGTCGATCAAGCAAGCGCGCTACCTCGACGCGCAGAAGCGGGGGATGGCATGAGCCGGATCATGAACCCCGGTCGCCGCGACGGGGATCAGCTGCTCGACACCGTGTTCAAGGGGCTGAAGATCGCCGAGTCGGTCTACGGCCTGAAGACGAACATGGAGGAGAAGGAGAAGAAGGACCTCGAGCGCACCGAGCTGAAGATGGAGAAGGAGCGCCTCAAGCACAATCGCCTAAACAAGGGTGAGCAGCGCCAACTCCACGAAAAGGGCTTCGTGCCGGTTAAGGAGGGCACGGCGGGCGCCTTCCAATTCGAGGACGCCGACACCGGCGTCGTCAGCTGGGTCGCCAAGCAAAACAAGCCGGCGATCATGACGCCGTATCAGCAGAAGCAGCTCGAGCTAGAGCAGCAGAAGCTCGACCTTCTGAAGCAGAAGGCTGCGGGCAAGGGCGGAGGTGGCGGCAAACCCTGGGAGTACACCGACGACGAGGGCAACGTCCGGGTCGGGAGCATCGTCAACGGGCGGCCGACGAAGTCGCCCGATGACGTCGTGAAGACGCCATCGAAGCCACCGAAGGACATCACGGTCCAGGAACGCAATACGCTCCAGTCCGCGTTCGACAAAGACCCGGAGGTCCGCAAGGCCAAGACGGTCATGCAGAGCTGGAGCGACGCGAGTGCGATCATCGCCGAGCCGTCGCCGGCGGCGGATCTCTCGCTCGTCTATGCGTACATGAAGGCGCTCGATCCTGGCTCGGTCGTTCGCGAGAGCGAGGCCGAGACAGCACAGGCGCTCGGTGGCGTCCTCGAGCGTGCGAAGGGCAAACTCCAGGACATGGTCGGCGACGGACGCCTGACACCAGACCAACGAGCCGGGCTGGCGCGCGAGATCGAGAAACTCGCGGAGAACGCCGCCTCCGGCCTCGACCAGATCGAAGCGCAGTTCAAAGAGCACGCGACTCGTCGCAATGTCGACGTGCAGGATCTGCGCTTCTCGACGCGTCCCAAGTTCAAACCGAAGGAGCAGGCGCCGGGCGCTCCCGCTGCTTCGGCGGGGCCTGCCAGCGGGCCAGCACCGAGCGCCGGCGCCGGCAAGTTGCCGCCCGGAACCGTCGTGACGAAGGGCGGCAAGCGCTACCAGGTTGGAGCCGACGGTGAGAGCGTCGAGGAGATCCGATGAAGCTCGCGGACCTCGGCGACTACAAGGTCGAGTCGAAACCGGAGCCACCGAATGGCTCCGGAAAGTCGATGAAGCTTTCGGATCTCGGCGAATTCAAGATCGAGTCTTCGCCCGCCGCCACCGCCGATCAAAAGGGGCGCAGCGGCCTCGGGCGCGTCGCCGCCGCCGTCGCTACGAACACGCTGCTGCCGGGCTTAGGTGGCGCCGTCCTGGGCGCGACTACGAACCAGAAGGAGAAGGAGGCATTCACCCGCGGCGCAGCTCAGACCGCGAGCTTCGGCCTCATCGACGAGGCCACGGCCGGACTGGGTGCGGCTATCGACGTCGGCGCCGCCGCGCTTGGCAAACGAGGGGACATCTCTTTCGGCGACGCTTACCGCACCCGCCGCGACGCGATCCGCAAGGCGGACGACAAGTCCGCGGCGGAAGACTCGGGGCTCTACGGTGCCGGCACCGTCGGCGGTGCAGCCCTTGGCGTCCTCGCGCCCGGCCTGAAGAGCCTGCAAGGGGCTCGCGCGGCGACCGAGGTCGGCGGCTTCGCCGCGAAGGCGCTCCCCCCTGTCGTCGGTAGCGCTCTCGTCCGGCGGATGGGGAAGGAGGGCCTGGGACGCGCAGTGATCGCTTCCGGCCAGGGCGCCGTGGCCGGCGCGGGTATGAGCAAGGCGGATGTCACGAAAGGCGACGTCGCCGGCGTCGCAAAGGACGCGCTCTTCGGCTCGGCGATCGCGACCGGCGCGCAGGTCGGCGCGGACAGGCTCGGGGCTGCGCTCGGCGGCGTCGCAAAGTCCGCATCCGGTTGGCTCGACGACGTTGCTGCCAACCGCGCCTTCAAGGCCGCGACGGGAAATCAGGGCAAGGTCTATCAGGACGCGGTCAAGCAGGGGCGCGTCACGCAGGTAGGCAATGAGATCCTGGACAGCAACACGCTGCGCCCGATCGACGTCGTCAACCCGCTGCGGACGCCGGCCAAGGCCATCGCGGAGCGGGCGGAAGAGAAGGCCGGCCGGGCGTGGACGAACATCGAGAAGACGTTCGCGGATATCGACCAGCGCGTCCCGAATGCCGTGGACACGACGCCGGTACGTGACGCGGCACTCAAACGCGCCTTGCAGATCGAGTCGCCGAATACCGAGGCGGAGGTCGCCAACCTGCTCAGGCAGGGCGGCGCCTTCGAGAAGAAGGGCGCCGTCTCGCTCGCTGAGACGCAGCGGCTCAAGAACACCTACCCGTTCAATCCCCAGGACCCGTTCAACGTCTCGGGGACGATGAAGCGCGGTCTAATGGAGGCGCAGGAGAAGGCCGTCGAGAGGCACGCCGGGGCCGAGGCTCTCGCGCAGTACAAGCGCGACAAGCAGCTCTACGGCTCGCTCGTCGGCGCCGAGAAGGCGGCCGAAGGACTGGCGACGCGCGAGGCGAAAAATCGGACGTTCAGCCTCACCGACAACATCCTGGGCGCGGCGCAGCTCAAGCTCGACCCCTCTTCCTGGCCAAAGGCGCTGGCGACGGCGGTTGGCAACAAGGCGCTGCGCGAGCGCGGATCGGCGGCGGCGGCAATCACGGCCGATGGGCTCGCCAGTGTTCTGAAATCCGCCCCGCAGACCTTCGGCAAGTTCGCCCCCGAGCTGCAACGCGCCGCTGCGCGCAGCCCGGAGGCGCTCGAGATGACCCATACGATCCTGCTCGAAAGCGAGCCAGCCTACCGCGCGATCCTCGGGCTGGATCCTGGGGATAGCGCCGTCAAACGTCGACTGCAAAAGCAAGCCGAGTAAGGCTTTGGGAGGTGTGTCATAGCTGCGCCCTCGTATACGTACACGCTAACTAACGGGACGACCGCGGACGCTTCGCAGGTCCAACAGAACTTCACCGACATCCTCAACGGCGTCACCGACGGGACGAAGGACCTGTCGATCGCCGCCCTCACCTGCGCCGGCACCGTCGCACTCAACGGCAACATCGGCCTCGGCAACGCTTCCGGCGACGACCTGACCGTCACCGCGTCGCTCGCCTCGTCGATCCCGATCAAGACGACGGCGAGCTACGACATCGGCAGCTCGACGCTCGGTCTGCGCGCGGCCTACTTCGGCGCCAACAGCCAGACGGTGAACATCCGCGGCTCGGGCTCCATGTCGGCGACGTGGACGCTCACGCTCCCGGTGACGGCGGGCACGGCGAACTACATCCTGATCACCGACGGCAGCGGGGTCTCGTCGTGGTCGGCGATCACCAACAGCAACTGGTTCGCCACGGCATCGGTGGCGGGCACCGTCTCGACGGCCTCGCAGACCCTTGCCGGCGCCAAGACGTTTTCCGACAGCCTCACGGTCGGCACGGACACGACGACGTCGAGCCGGGCGATCGAGCTCAGGGTCGACGACACGGCAAACAACGAGCAGCCGACGTTCGACATCTACCGGGACGGGACGGTCCGGGCGACGCTTGGCGTCGCGGGTGCCGCGAACGCGCTCGGACCCGGCAGCGGCAACACCGCCGAGAACGACTTCGTCATGCGCCTCAACAGCCAGGCGCTCGTCGTCACCTGCGACAACGCGTCGACGCTCCACGGCAAATGCACATCTGCCGGCGAATGGAGCTTCCCGGTGCAGCCGTCGGCGAGCGTCTACCTCAGCGCCGATCAGACCGGCATCGCGGACGCGACGCCGACGAAGATCACGTTCAACACCGAAGAGTTCGACGCGAACGCCGACTTCGACTCGTCAACCAACAACCGCTTCACCGCGCCCGTCGCGGGCAAGTACCTGGTCGCGGCTACGGCGAGCGTCAACCGCACGGGCGGCACCGGCATCTCGCGGATCAAGCTGATGCTCTATAAGAACGGCTCCGAGTTCAAGGTGCTCTCGGACATCAATTTCAGCACCGCGACGACCAACGATCAGACCGCGAACGGCGCGATCACCGTCGAACTGGCTGCGACGGACTACCTCGAGATCTGGGTGCGGATCTCGGGCACCGGCACGCTCGTCACGAA